GACTTTACTTGGATGTGTGAAGATAGACATCTATCAAAAGTTAACTTTCAATCAAGAGGATACTGATGGCAACTAATAAGACTGAGGCATCTGAATTAAAAAGGATGGGGGCTAAGGTGCACAAGAATTCTGGTCGCGGCATGATCAAAGGAGATGGAAGCTTGGATGAGTTTGTTGTAGATGTAAAAGAATACAATAAGTCATACTCTGTCTCTATTGATAGTTGGGCAAAGATATGTACCGACTCAATGAAAGTAGATAAGAGCAAGTCTCCAATGCTTCAGCTTGTATTAAGAGATGAAGGAAGAGTTATTAGACTGTCGGTAATAGAGTGGTCTATACTTGAAGATCTAATAGAGAGGGCAAATAATGTCAACAACGATTGAACAGGTTAGTGGTTTGCATGAGATTGCAGACTACATGGAGGATGATGAGTTGACTCAGGCGTTAGAGTTTATTGCTAAGATAATCTTAAAGCCAGATATTCCTCCTCAGGTTGCTACCATTGAGATTGTTAGGTTGCAAGCAATTGCTGCAAAAATGGCAATGAGGGCAACGTGGATGACCAATGTTGATAAAAGTGATAGATCAAAAAAGAATATATATTACACGGCAGCAGCCGAAATTGATAAGACTGTTGCAGCACTAAAGTTTATACTTAAGTGATACAATTGTTCCCTAACAAGATAGGAAAATAATAATGGCTAAGAATTTTTTAGAAGAAGTAATGGATAAACAACCAGAAGGTCCAATTGATACAAGAGCTTTAATCAATAAGATTGAATCAGGATACACCGTAAATAGAAAGACAGAGTTTAAGACTAAGAAAACATTTAGTCCGTCAGCATTAGTCTATGGCAATGGTGCGTGTGCAAGGTATTGGTGGCTTGCTTGGACAGGAGCAGACTTTGAGGACAATGCAGATGCCTATGCTGTAGCGAACATGGGTAGCGGAACGGATGCTCATGAGAGAATTCAAACAGCAATTGAAAATGCAGGTATTATGGTGGAAAAAGAAAAACGAATCATCACACAAGATCCACCCATTTTTGGTTTCGCAGATGCTGTAATCCAATGGGGGGAGGAACAGCCTGTAGTAGAAATTAAAACCATGCGTGAAGAATCATTTGCATATCGCAAGCACGCTAAACCACCAAACTATCACCTTATGCAATTAATTATCTATATGAAGGTACTTGGAAGAAAACTAGGGGTACTTCTTTATGAGAACAAGAACTCTCATGAGTTACATGCAATAACTGTAGAACCAAAAGAGGAATACATTGCTTGGGCAGACTATGCATTTGATTGGATGCGTAAGGTTAGAAAGCAATGGGAAGAGGGAGATATTCCTCAAAAAACATATCGCTCAAATTCAAAAATCTGTAAGGGTTGTCCAGTAGCAACATCTTGTGCTTCTGCAGACAAGGGAACAATTAAGATCCAACCTTTGGAGTACCTTGGATGAAAATTTGTGAATGGTGCTCTAAGGATTTTACTCCTAAAGTAACCTATCAAATTTATTGTTCTGCGGAATGTAGAGAGTCTGCAACCAAAGAAAAGATTTCCAGTAAGCAACAAATCACAAGGGCAAAAAATAGATCTGGCAAGAAAAGAAAGTGTGCTGGTGGATGCGACACCATTATCTCAATATATAATAATAATGGTTTTTGTGGAAACTGTATGATAAACAGAAGAAAAGTAGACCAAATGCTAAAAGAACTAAAGGGGTTGTTTGATTATGAACAAGAAAGTTGAAGCTTTAGGTCTTTCTGCTCCAAGTTCTTTTTGTGCAATAGATGCAAGCACACTTAGTCTTGCTTTTGCATTCTTTATCGATGGTGAGTTGGGCAGGTACGGCAAGATTACATTTTCAGGAAACACAATCTATGAAAAGTTATCTGACACTGCTCATAAAACCATTGGTCTATTTAAAGCCATGCCAGTAGATTATTTAGTAATTGAAAAAACAATATTTGCAAACAGTCCTCAAGTGGCTGCAAACCTTTCTTTAAGTCAAGGAGCATTGATAGGTGGAGCAGCACTTGGGGGTGTTACAAAAATATATGGAGTAGCACCCATGTCTTGGCAATCATATGTTGGAACAAGATTATTGACAACTGATGAAAAGCAAAAGATTCGTAATGCCAATCCAAATAAATCTACTTCTTGGTATAAGGCTCAAGAAAGAGAACAAAGAAAACAGAAGACTATATCAACAGTTAATAAAAGATTTGATATTAGTATAAATGATAATGATGTTGCTGATGCCTGTGGCATTGGAATGTTCGCTGTTGATAATTGGAAAAAGGTTATGGCAAAATGAGGTCAAAAGGATTACATCTTAGCGAGGCATTTATGAAAAAAAGATATGTGATGGATAAAAAATCTCCAGAAGATATTGCAAAAGAATGTGGAGTTAGTGTACAATTAATCTATCGTCAACTTAAGAAGTTTGGATTAAAAAAATGACTGATATGGTAAATCATCCACCACACTATACGTCTCATGCATCTGGAATTGAGACTATTCAGATAACAGAGCATATGAATTTCTGCCTTGGCAATGCCATAAAATATATTTTGCGAGCAGAACTTAAGGGAAAAAAGATAGAAGATCTTGAAAAGGCAATTTGGTATATTAACAGAGAAATTGCAAGGGTGCAAGATGGCAAGGCGTAAGAAGGTAGTTTCAGCTAATTCTCATTTATATCAAAGAGTATCAAGCTATACTATGCCAGATGGTAGAGTGATAGAAGATGGGGAAACAATAAAGATTCATGGTGAATGGGGATCTAAGTTTAAATTCAAAGAACATGTTGTTAGGACTGATAGTGGAGCAGAATGGATAGATTGTTTTCAAATTATTGGTGGACAACTTGCTGGATGGAGATCGTTTAAACCTGATAGAATTAAGCCTATGCCGAAGAAGCGCAGAAAGAATAAAAGGGCTGCATAACTTTGTCCCAAGACAAACTTAGAAGATATGCTCAGCCAAATCTTCTTGACAGCAGCAAGAATCAGAAAGAAAAACCACAAAAAAGAAGCGCAGCAAAAAAAAGAGAAGTCCAACAAATGCTTGGAAAAATGAAAGAGGACTCTGGCTGTATAGATTGTAAAACTAAATATCCATTCTATGTTTTGGATTTTGATCATGCTCGTGGCAATAAAGTTTCGAATATCGGACAGATGCTTGACTATTTTTCAATGGAAGATATACTTAAGGAAGTAGCAAAGTGTGATATTGTTTGTTCCAACTGTCACCGTGAAAGAACTTACAATAGAAAAAACAATATCAGTGACTAATGTCACAATATCGCCTACAGGGTTGACTCAGAGCACTATCATATGATAGTCTAGATGGATGTTGTTGCCGCAAGGAGGAAACAGATGAAAACTAAACTGCTAGGAGGAATTTTAGGAATGGTGATTGCTATGAGTACAACGTTGCCAGCAATTGCCGAACCTGTCCCCGATCAGGTGTATGCTAAATCTGCACCGACTGCGACAAGACAAGTCGTAGTATCCAGTCGTGAGTATCGAATTGCAAGATCAGTAGATGCTAGAGACATGATGGGATATGAGCCCTCTCTTTACAAGGGGAAGTGGTATGATTCAAAATGGGAAAATACAAGAAAATGTATTATGCACAGAGAATCACGTTTCAGTTACAAATCAGCAAACAAAACATCATCAGCGAGAGGGGCATACCAATTTTTGGATAATTTTTGGAGAGTGTCCTTAACGTATATGATGTTAGAAGAATCAAAGAAAAGCAATGATGGTTTATCCAAGGAAATTAAAAAGTTAAGAGATAAGCCAATTCACGAATGGAATAGATATTACCAAGATCGTGCCTTTTTCACAGCATGGAGACACGGTGCTGGCAAGAAGCATTGGTATCAATTTAATTCTAATTGTATGTAGTTTGTGGTGGGGCGAGACCAAAATAAAAATTAAGGTAACAACAACTCGCCCCACTGCTGCTATAATTGTTACCTATTGAGGAGAAGAGTGGACAGCAGGGATATAGTTTTACATCTTGAAGAAGTTAATCAAGTAGCAGCAGAATACATTAAGGGAAAAGATGCTTCTGCTATTTCCAAAGATCTTGATATACCTCGCAATCGTGTAATGAGCCTTCTTACTGAATGGCGAGAGATGATTGCAAACAATGAGGCTGTGCGAATAAGAGCGAGAGAAGCTCTTGCAGGAGCAGACCAACATTACAACCATCTAATTCGTCAGACATATGAGGTTATTGAGGAAGCAACAACAAACTCTAATCTATCTGCTAAAACAGCAGCAATTAAACTTGTCATGGATATTGAATCCAAAAGAATTGACATGCTTCAAAAAGCAGGGCTTCTAGAAAATAAAGAGCTTGCTGATCAATTACTAGAACAAGAGCAAAAGCAAGAAGTTCTTGTTGGAATTCTTAGGGAAGTTTCTGGAGAATGCCCAAGATGTAGGAATGAAGTAGCAAGAAGACTTGCAGACGTCTCTGGTCAAGGAGAGGTGATTACAGTTGAGTCTTAATTTTGATGACTTTCTTGGAGCACTTGACGACTCTCCTTTTGAAGAAGATCCTGTAGATTTAGATACTTTTTTGCATGACTCAAATTATTTAGATCAGCCACAACTTTCTCAGATTCAAAGAGATCTTGTAGAGGCAATGAGTCAGATCTATAAAGAAGAAGACTTAATTAGAATAATGGGAGACAAGGAAGGTCGTGAACATTATAAAAAATATACAAAGGGAGAGGTTATCCTACAACTGGGAAAGGGTAGTGGTAAAGACCACACTTCCACCATTGGCTGTGCTTATCTGGTTTACAAACTCCTTTGCCTAAAAGATCCTGCAAGATACTTTGGTAAGCCACCTGGAGATGCTATTGATATCATTAACGTTGCTATCAACGCACAGCAGGCCAAGAACGTCTTCTTTAAAGGATTCAAGGGTAAGGTAGCGAGATCACCTTGGTTTGCTGGAAAGTATGATGCAAAGGCAGATAACATTGAATTTGACAAGGCCATTACCGTTTACTCAGGGCACTCAGAAAGAGAAAGCCATGAAGGGCTAAATCTAATCCTAGCAATCCTTGACGAGATATCTGGTTTTGCTATGGATAATGCATCTGGAAATGAAAATGCCAAAACTGGTGAGGCTATTTATAAAGCATTCCGTGCATCAGTAGATTCACGATTTCCTGATTACGGCAAGGTAGTACTTCTTTCATTCCCAAGGTATCCAGGAGATTTTATATCTAAGCATTATGATAAGGTTGTTGCTGAAAAAGATGTTGAGATTAAAAAGCATAGTTTTATTATCAATCCAGATCTTCCAGCAGATCTTTCAGAGAATCAGTTTACTATTGAATGGGAAGAAGATCATATAACAGCTTATAGAACTCCTGGAGTCTATGCAATCAAAAGGCCAACATGGGAGGCCAACCCAACAAGAAGCATTGAAGACTTTGAAAGATCTTTTGTTGATGATTATGCAGATGCGATGCAACGTTTTGCTTGTATGCCATCGTATATGACTGATGCATTTTTTAAACAAAAAGAAAAACTAGAGCAAGCAATGTGTCTTCATAATCCAATTGATTCATTTAAGAGAATAGAACCTTCTTGGCAACCCAAAGAAGATATAGTTTACTTTCTTCATGCTGACCTTGCTCAGAAACACGATAAATGTGCTATTGCAATATCGCATGTAGATAAATGGGTAGAAGTAAGAACATTTAATGATCATACACAGATTCATCCACTTGTAATTGTCGATGCCATTGTTTGGTGGGAGCCAAGAAAAGAAGGACCAGTTAATCTTTCAGAGGTAAAGAATTGGATTGTTGATTTCCGCAGGCAGGGATTTCAGATAGGACTGATTACCTTTGACCGTTGGCAATCATTTGATATTCAGCAGGAGCTAAAGTCTGTAGGAATTGAAGCAGACACCCTTTCTGTAGGAAAGAAGCATTATGAAGATCTTGCAATGCTTATCTATGAAGATCGTGTAATGATGCCACACATTGGAATCCTTTTGGATGAGATGAGTCAATTAAGAATTGTCTCTGACAAGAAAGTAGATCATCCAAGAAAAGGTAGCAAGGACCTATCTGATGCTGTTACAGGCGCGGTATATAATGCAATTGCCCATACACGCCGAAACACAAACCAAGAAATATCTATACATTCTTGGGGTTCTGTAAGCAAAGAACAAATAAAAAGAGAAAAAATTGAAGGAATAATTGAACCACCAAAAGCTCCAGAAGAGGTAAAAGATTATCTCTCAAATATGGGATTTATGTAATTGACAAAGAATAGGATAAGTATATGACAGCTTTTATTATCACAACTATTTTATTATTCTTGCTATCTTTAGCAAGTAATATAGTTTATGCATCAAGCAATGATTCTCCAAATAAAATTGGATCAGTATCTGGAATTATCATATTTTCTGTGATGATTTCTTGGGCAGTGTTTTTGCTTGTAGGGTGATATAATTTTATAATGGAAATAGTGGTAAAGGAACTTGCCAAAAAGCGTTTTTCAGCAACCTTGTATATTAATGGAGAAATGTTTGCCTCATCTGTAGAGACAAGACCTGGATGTGCGATAAGAACTGTTTTAAATAAACTTCAACTTGAACATGGTGCTCCATCAGGGGACTTAGTGATAGACATCAGCGACTGGTAAAGGTGGTATAATTTCAATATGGAAAATTTTTTAAATAATGACGAAGAAGTAGTTGTAATTCCTACAGAAGAAGTCTTAAATGCAATTGAGTCTTCTGAAGTGGTAGAGGTCATCTCTGAAGAGGATCTAACAAAAGAAGATGAATCAAACATAGATTGGGAGACACTATAATGATAAAACTTTGTGCTGCAGGAGTAACTCTGAGAGATCAAGTAAATAAAGAGTGGCCCTCTAGAGATAAATCTAGCGATGGTTGGATAGGAGATGCTGCTCACGCTGCCCGCGATGGATGGGGAACAAATGGTAAAGGTTCTTATCATAATGCAGATCCAAATGGCATTGTCCATGCTATTGATATAGATGAAAATTTTGGTCCAGGATGGAAAAAGGGAACCACAGCAAAAGAATTTGCAGAAGAGCTTGCAACATATTGTCGTGAAGGAAAAGACGGTGGCAGAATTGCCCACATTGTTTATGAAGATCAGGTAGCATCTGCTACAGCTAATAACTGGCATTTTCGTGGCTCAGGCTATGGACACCAACATCATATCCATATTAGCTTTAATAATAAGGCAGACTATGATGGAAAGAAGTTTAACCTTCCAATCTTTGATAATAAGCCTGTATCAAAAGAATTATGGGATGGCGTAGTTCCAGAATTTAATAATATTATGAAGGCAATGAATGATGAAGATCTAAAGAATAAGGCAGCATGGAGACTTTCATGCAGGCTAGCAGATCTAGATTTTTTCAAAGGTACTCCAAAAGAATACAGTCAAGGATATCCATGGAATGCAATGATAGATTGGCAAGAAACAAACGGTATTGCTATATCTCCAGAGGGATCATACAATAGAGTCATGCACAGGAAGTTGTTTGGTTAATTATGCCTTGGGAGATTAGAGAAAAAACT